ATATCCACTCGGTCGCGAAACGATTGCCAAGGGAAGGTTTTAAGATCCGGCCAGATAGGTGCCGGGTCCATGAGTCCCGCTTCCATTTTTGCAACCAGGTTCGCAATGGCAAACGCTTCGATCTCACAAAGAGCGATTGTTCTAAGATTCGGGATGACTCGTTTAAGTCCAAGCTCAATGCCTCCGTATCCAGCGCACAAGCCAACGTGTGTAATTGTTTTGGTAGAATCCATGTCATTGTGATGATTGTTAATACTTATTAAACTTTCCTTTCCAAGATTTCTTGCCAGCAGCTTTATCCACCTTGAAGACCTCAGGCGGAGCGTAGTCCCATGACACGGTTCCAACTCCTCGCTGGATGATGATCGATCCGCACTTGTTCCCTTCTTTGTCCTTCATCCCGGATCGCTCCGACCTCTTCGCCATCCCAAGAACGAATCGCCGGGGATGATTGAACCCGATCTCCTTCATCACGATGACTTCTCGCGCCCAATTGGTCAGGTCGGATGAACCAAAGCCAGAGTAGGCCATGTCTGCCACGCTCTCGGGTTTCTCGTCCTTGCCCTTTGGCTTGGGGAAGTGATGCACCAGGACGATGATTACTCCTGTCTCGATCATGATCGGCTGAAGAAGATGGCGGGTGAAGTTCGCGCATACCTCGATGTCCGCAGGGTTCCCGCCTATGTACGACAACAACGGATCGACGTACACGACATCCACCTTGGTCTTCCTGATCATCCTACGGAGCATTGTGGCGAAGTCTGCGCCGGTACGTACCGTCTCGCGAAAGAACAGCATGTCGGCGCTCTTCAATCCATCGGCCCAGTTCTGGGTACCGAACACCATCTTCGCCGCTCCCTTGAGGCTGTCATGCTGGTCCGCGATGTCGTTCTCGGCCTGGACGAACGCCACCTTCAACCGCCGCACAGGTTGCACGCCGAACCAATCTTCACCCATTGCCCACTTCAGTCCTTGATAAAGCACCATCGAACTTTTGCCGCAACCGCTCTGTCCGACGAACAGGAGCGATGAACCACGCCTAAGCCATCGATCTCCTATGAGATTGTCAGGGTCGTTCTCCGGGTCGTAATCGAGGATGCTCTGGAGCGTGAACTCCTGAGGCATGTCCTGAGACTCCAGGTAGTCGGTGAACGCTTCCCAAGTGATCGACCCGACATTGATGGCCAGCAACTTCTGCTCCTTGCCATCGCGCATCGCGCCGGCAAGACGAGAGAACCGACTCGCGTTCTTGTTCTTTGGGTCGATGCCAAGGGGTTCGAGGTGTCGATAAACGATGTCTCGACGCTCTGTCCATTCCGCTTTGTCCGCTGCATCGACCCGAACCCATCCATGCAGGCTCTTGCCGCCTGAATCAATGACCACGGACATCGGCAACTTGGATTCACTGAGGACGGTCCATTGTTCGTCCTTGGACTTCTCGTCCATCTCAACGAGGACATGGCGATACGCTGAGACGCCAGAATCGGATCCGCTCTCGTCGCTGCACGGGTTGACCCGGACATAGGAGCCACGGCTCTCCTGGCTCGTCCACATCGAACTGATGGGATCCGTGAAGTGCTTGGATATCCAGTTGTCGCGGGTCAGGAACGTACCCTTCGACCCCGGCCTTCCATTGCCAGCCTCGTCGCAGATGATGTCGTTGCAGATGCAGACCACTTCATCCGGTTCAAAGCACGCCTTGAGAAAGTCAGCGATGGAGAATCGCTTTGCAGGAACCGGAACCGGTTGGGTCGGTCTTTTGACGATGAACTTGCCGGTGGTCGATACAGGCGTGCCGCTCTGCGCGGACAAGAGCCATCCTCTCGGCTTATCGTGAGCCACCTTCGACGCTTCGACTAGCTTGTGGGCCAGTTCGTGCGGTTTCCACGGTGGAACGCATTTCGAGTTGTACTCGTTGAACAATGCTTCCGCGTCTCCATGAGATAGCTCAAAACCGTGTATGAGCGCAGTTGAGACGGCGAAGGTCGCTCCATGACCGTTCTGCCCTGTGACGGCTCCAGGGGTGTTCCTCAACCACGCTCTCGCGCGGTCCACATTTGATTGATTCATTCGATTCCAAGTTGTTTGCGCGCTAGTTCTCCGCTTTTGCCAAGATCGGTCTTGGCTATCTCTCGAAGAACAGAATTTGATTTCTCCAGCTTTCCGAAAAGGAGAGCAAGCTCTTTGGGTGTCATCAGGTACTTGCTCCAATGATGTATGCGTATGGAGCGCGTCTGAAACTTCGCAAAGAGCTTGCTCTGTGCATCTATGTATAGATCAGGGTGTCGCATCTATCGGCACGAACCTTGATTTGAACCTGGCCCTAGTGGTGACGTGTATCTTTCGTTTTCCATCTTGGATATAAGCCACGCCGGGCCACTTGGTCTCGCCTATCAGTATCTCTACATCATCTGATATGAGTTCAACTTCTACTGCGCTGTTTGCTAGGTTCCTGAATTTCATCGTCATCGAGATGGGAAATCGCGTCCGTAGAACAGGTGCCATCAGCGTCTTGCTTTGGCTTCGGCCTGCTCATCCAGCCGCGAATGATCGCATAGTCGATAAGTTTGGGTGCATCTTTCAAGAACTGTCGATGGGAGATATCGTTTTTCATTTTGTTGTTTTTAGCGACCGCCGCCGAGGGCGTAGTGAAGGATGAGCAATGCGTCTGAGTTTTTAAGCGTCACGTCGAGATGTGGATACAGTTCTTGGGCCTTTGCGCGCAGCTTCCGCTTCCACTCTGCACTGGTCGAACACGATTTCCGTCCACCAAGACCAAGTGGTTCCTGCCAGATCTTCGGCTCGACCCGGTGCAGTCCGTATCCTTGAGAGTACGCTAGTCCTTGGACGATGCCGTAGTTCTCATGCAGGGTCGCCACGCTCGCAGCAGGCGTCAGCTTGCAAACGAACTTTGGAACCTTCTCCACCCAGAACTGAGATTCCGCCATCTTGAATCCGATAAGGATCTGATGGATGTCGGGCAATGATTCAGGCATCGCCATCAGGATGATTCCGTCCGGGGTGTTGATGGCAAATCCGCCACCGACACCTGGATCACACGCTACGATTTGTTTTTTCATTCGCTCCTTTTAGAAACACAGCACCGTGACGTTTTCCGCCGCGATGCGTACCGCACTTTTTGTATCTCCGCCTTCGCTCCACTTCTCAACTTTGACCCGGCCTTTGACGCGGACCAACGCGCCGTTGCCGATATCAAGAATCTTTTCTGCGACCTGACCCCATGACGACAACTCGAACTCGTCGTAGTCTTCATGGAACCGGCCTTCGATATCAGTCCAGTGACGAGCAATCGAGATGGATCTCCTGACCATCAATGCCCCTGTCTTTGTCTCGGTCTTTCGACTGATCGCTCGTAGCTCGCCGATCAGGTAAACCACGTTCTCGGTTGGTGTCGCGGTTGTTTCGTTCGTCGTTGATTCGCTCATTTTGTAATAAATATACAGCCAAGTTCACGGTAGCTCTTCATCCTCTTCTTAGCATGGAACGCTCCGATAGGATGGAACTTGTCCGAAAAGTCCACGATTGTCGCACAGTTTTTTGTTTCTGTTTTACGCAGCGCGCGGCTCGCCCGCTGGATGGTCTTCTGCGATGACCGACCGCCGCTCACCATGATGAGCAGTTCGACGTTGGGAAGATCCAGTCCTTCGTCGGCCAATGATGTGGCGATCATGGTCCTGAGATTGCCGGCCTTGAACTCTTCCATGTACGATCGCCTGTCCTTCTTCCCGATCTTGGAATGCACCAAGCGAGAGTTCGGTATGCTCGCCTCGTACTGCTCTCCAAGCGTGATACGCGGGATCAGGATGAGTGTCTGCATGTCCAGATGGTCCAGAGCATACTGCACCGCGTACCGGTTCCTCTTCGCGTTCTGGCAGATACCGATGTCCACCAGCGATTCCCAAGCGCACATCTTCTTCAGGTCTTCATCGCTGATCCGCATATACCTGCGACGAGCTTGGAACAGCCGGTCGATGTTGTCGTCGATATTGGTCTGGATGTTCAGGTCGGTGGCATCGCTGATCTCCAGATAGGCGTCGGCCAATGAATCTCCGATGTCGCTTCGAGAGATCTCGTAGATTGAATCCCGGAACAACGACCGGGTGACCTTGTTCCGATCATCATCGTCGCTCCAAGGGGTCGCATCGAATCCGTATCGAAGTCCTTGGCATGACTCGATGATGCGCTTCCAACTGACGGCGGGGCTATGTTTGCATTCGTCAACTATGAGCAGGTTCTTCTTGCTGAAGTCCACCGACTCATGCGGACACCGGATATCCACAACTCCATCGGGAATCCCTGCAACACTTAGTGATACGCGCCCCTGCTGACACGTCTCAATCGTCGGAGCGGTCCAGCCAAACAGCCAATCGGGATTCAGCTTGTGATAATGCTTGATGATTGATGCCGCTATCCAGGTCTTGCCGCTACCGGCAGGAGCTATGATCAAACCATCGGACTTGGTGGCCCACTCAACCGCTTTCTTTTGGTACTCTCTCAGATTCATAATTTTAGAAGATTGAATCCCGGTCGCCATTCGAGACGACCGGGATGTTTATACTACTCGCCTGACTCGACCTTGACCTCTGGAGTCTTTCCAATCATTGCCACCCGCAACGCTTGGCTGGCAAAGAACCCGATCTTAATGCCGTTCTCGACACAATACTTTCGCATCTCTTCATGGATGGTCGCGTCGATTGTGATCACTGTGCTTTTGGTTTTTTCTTTCATGTGTATTATTTCCTGCAAAGTTTCACAGCACAATCGATTGCTTCCCTGAGTGCCGGCCACTCTTCTGGGTCAATCGAGATTTTTCGGTTTCCTTCGACGTGTTGTTTGACTTCAACAAATTCACCAGCGGCTTCGTCCGTGATCTCGATGTCCGTTGCAAGTTCATCGAACAGTGGTTCTTTCTCTCTTACAACGGTCCATTTGATCGTTCGTTTGATGTATTTCATGCTTTTGGTTTATACTCTTGACCTGGGTTTTTCTGTGCGTGTTCCGCGAAATCTGCGTATGCCCGGAGGTCCACATAGTTATCAGGATGGAATACCCGGACGCTGCGATTGATCTTGAATGCCACCATCATCAACTCGACCAAATGAGATGGCATCGGACCTGGCAGTTTGATTCCGTAATACTGTTGGATGAGTCCTGACCAAGCCAACCCGATGTTGGAA